AACAGCAAACACCGGTGGCGGTGGAGGTGGTGGATATGGCAATGTAGCTGGTGGTGCAGGTGGCTCAGGAATAGTTATCATTCGGTATTTAACTTAAGGAAAATAAATTATGCATTATGCTAAAATAGAAAATAATATAGTTACACAAGTAATAGTAGCAGAGGAAGAGTTCTTTGATACCTTTGTAGATTTAACTCCAGGTGAATGGATACAAACCTCATACAATACACAAGGTGGTGTTCACTCAGAAGGTGGTACACCTTTAAGAAAAAATTTTGCTGGTGTTGGTTATACCTACGATTCAACTCAGGATGCTTTTATAGCACCTAAACCTTACACATCTTGGGTATTAAACGAAACTACTTGTCTTTGGGAAGCACCAGTAGCTTATCCAGGTGATGGAAAAAACTATAGTTGGAATGAAGAGTCAACATCTTGGGATTTAATAGTATAAAAGATTATAAATAGTATAGAGGAAACATATGGCAGAACCAGCAACAAGAGAAAATTTAAAACAGTATGCTTTAAGGGCATTAGGTAAGCCTGTAATAGAGGTTAATGTAGATGATGACCAATTAGAAGATAGATTGGATGAAGCGTTACAGTATTTTGCTCAATATCACTATGATGGTGTTGAAAGATGCTACTTAAAATATAAAGTTACGGCTGCTGATATACTTAGGATGCAATCTCCTACAGGAGATTCTACTCTAGTTGCAACAAAAAATAGTGTAACAAGTACTTTTACAATAGCAAATAATTATGTTATTGTTCCTGAAGCTGTATTAGCAGTAACAAGAATATTTCCTTTGTCGGATAGACATAGTATGAATATGTTTGATATACGTTATCAATTAAGATTAAATGACCTTTATGATTTTTCATCTACTTCAATTATTCACTATGATATGGTATTAAGACATTTAGATTTTTTAGACCATATTTTAGTTGGAGAAAAACCAATAAGATTTAATCAATATAATAATAGATTGTATATAGATATGGATTGGAAACATGATATTACAACCGATGAACATTTAATTATTGAGTGTTATCGTAAATTAGATCCAGCAGTTATGACGGATGTTTATAATGACATTTATATAAAACGATATACAACAGCTTTATTTAAAAAGCAATGGGGTGCTAATTTAAGTAAATTTGATGGTGTTGCTATGGTTGGTGGAGTAAAACTTAACGGCGAACAAATGTATTCACAATCATTACAAGACATAGAAAAATTAGAAGAAGAAATAAGAGGCACATACGAAACGCCTGTTACGTATATGATAGGATAATGCAATGCCAACAAATCATTACTTTCAATCAGGCAGTGGTATAGGGAGTCCTGCCGAAAAAAGACTTTATGAAGATTTAATTATGGAAGGCCTAAGAATATATGGCCATGATTGTTATTACCTACCACGGACATTAGTTAATCAAGATTTAATATTAGGAGAAGATGTATTAAGTAAATTTGATGATTCTTATTTACTTGAAATGTACATTGAAACTACTGAAGGTTTTGCAGGTGAACAAGAATTAGTATCTAAATTTGGTTTAGAAATAAGGGACGATACAACCTTTATGATTTCTAAACGTAGATGGCAGGACCAAGTTGATACTCCTGCAACGCTTATAAAAGAAGGTAGACCAAATGAAGGAGATTTAATCTATTTTCCTTTAATGAATTCATTTTTTGAAATTCAATTTGTTGAAGATCAAGAACCATTTTTCCAATTAGGCAATTTACCTGTTTATAAATTACGTACTACAAGATTTGAATATAGCTCGGAAAGAATTGATACCGATGTTGCAGCTATTGATAAGTTAGAGGATACAAGATCACTAGATCAATTACAACATCAATTTAATTTAGAAACAGCTACAGCTGCAGGAACAGGTTCATTATTATTAGAATCTTCTACTGGTGAAATTAATTATTTAATTAATGAATCTTTTAGTATTACAACACAATCAAAAGATTTTGCAGATAATGTAGCATTTGAAGCAGAAGATGATATATTAGATTTTACTGAAAGAAATCCTTTTGGTGAAGTGGATGAAGGATTTTAAATATGTTCGGTAAACATTTTTATCACCAAAGTTTAAGGCGACTTGTAATAGCGTTTGGTACAATTTTTAATAATATAGTAATTCATAGAAAGGACAGTTCTGGTAATGTTGTCCAATCTCTTAAAGTACCTTTAGCATATTCACCCAAAGAAAAATTTATAACAAGATTAGATCAACAAGCTGATTTAGAATCTAGAGAGGTAGCTATAACTTTACCTCGTATGGGTTTTGAAATTGCTGGTATTGCTTATGATGCACCTAGAAAATTACAAAAATTAGGAAAAGTTAAAGCAGTTAAATCAAGTAGTTCATCAATTATGGATTATCAATATAATCCTGTACCTTATAATATAAGTTTTAATTTATATTCTTTTACAGCTACTGCTGAAGGTGGGTTACAAATAATAGAACAAATATTACCTTATTTTCAACCAGATTATACTGTTACAATAAACACTATACCATCTATGAATATTAAAAGGGATGTTCCTATTATTTTAAATAATGTTAATTATGAAGATAGTTATGATGGAGCATATACACAAAGACGAGCTGTTACTTATACTTTAGGTTTTACTGCAAAAACTTATTTGTATGGTCCAGTTTATTCACAAAGAGTTATTAAAGAAACACAAGCAGATATGTATACTGATACTACTGGAACAGAAAAAAGAGAGGAAAGAATTATTGTAGTTCCCGATCCTACAACTGCTAATGCGGATGATGATTTTGGATTTACTACAACAATAAATACTTTTGTGGATAGTAAGAATTATAATCCAGCAACTGATAGTGATGAATAATTATGAGTATAGACGATAAAATAAATGAAGCCTTAGGTATATCAAATACTGAAACGAATACTACTAAGCAAGTTATTAAAAAGGAATTTACACCACCAGTTCCAAGATTAGAGGATAAAGAAAAACAAGATATAGATAATGATTACAAATATAGTAGAGAAAATTATTATAATCTTATAGAACGTGGCCAAGATGCTGTGCAAGGTATATTAGATATTGCTAAAGAAAGTCAGCATCCTAGAGCATATGAAGTGGCAGGTAATTTAATTAAACAAGTTGCTGAAACAGTAGATAAGTTAGAAGACTTACAAGGTAAAATTAAAAGATTAAAAGATGTGCCAGATAGAGTTAATACAAATATTAAACAAGCATTGTTTGTAGGTTCATCTACCGAATTACATAAATTGTTAAAAAATAAAAGAGAACGGACAGTAGAAGAAGATGACAATAGAAAGTAAAGAACATTATTTAGGTAATCCAAATTTATTTAAAGCAAATACACCTCAGCAATATACTAAGGAACAAATAAAAGAAATTCAAAAGTGTATGGAAAATCCTATATATTTTATTGAAGAACATATGAAAATTATTTCTATTGATAAAGGTCTGATACCTTTTGCTATGTATTCATTTCAGAAAAAAATGGTAGATACATTTCATAACAATAGATTTACAATTTGTAAATTGCCTAGACAATCAGGTAAGTCAACTATTATTATTGCTTATCTTTTACATTATGTTATTTTTAATCCAAGTGTTAATGTAGCTATTCTTGCTAATAAATCTTCTACAGCAAGAGATTTGTTAGGACGATTACAATTAGCATATGAAAATTTACCTCCATTTTTACAACAAGGGGTATTGAATTGGAATAAAGGTTCTTTAGAATTAGAAAATAATAGTAAAATACTCGCAGCTGCAACATCTTCAAGTGCAATTCGGGGTGGTGCATATAATATTATTTTCCTAGATGAGTTTGCTTTTATACCTCATAATATTGCTGAACAATTTTTTAGTTCAGTTTATCCAACAATTTCATCTGGTAAAAAATCAAAAGTTATGATGGTATCTACACCACATGGAATGAATATGTTTTATAAACTTTGGAATGATTCTATACATAAAAGGAATGATTATGTACCTATTGAAGTACATTGGAGTGAAGTGCCTGGTCGTGATGAAGCATGGAGACAGGAAACTATACGAAATACTTCCGAAGCACAATTTACTACCGAGTTTGAATGTGAATTTGTAGGTTCAGTAGATACACTTATTAGTCCTTCTAAACTTAAATCATTTTCATATGTACATCCTATAGTATCAAATGCTGGTTTAGATATGTATGAAAGACCAATTAAAGGCCATGAATATGTAATGACGGTTGATGTTGCAAGAGGTACGGTACGGGATTATTCTGCTTTTGTTGTATTTGATGTTACACAGGTGCCTTATAAAATTGTAGCAAAATTTAGAGATAATGAAATAAAACCTTTAATATTTCCACACACAATAGAAAGATTAGCAAAACAATATAATAATGCTAATGTGTGTGTTGAAGTAAATGATATAGGTGGTCAAGTAGCAGATGCATTGCAATTTGAATTAGAATATACAAATCTTTTAATGTGTGTTATGAAAGGCCGTGCAGGTCAAATATTAGGAGGTGGTTTTTCTAAACGTGGAACTCAATTAGGAGTTCGTATGACTAAACAAGTTAAACGAGTAGGTTGTTCTAATTTAAAAGTGTTGTTAGAATCTGATAAATTAATCATGCAAGATTTTCATATGATTGAGGAACTTTCAACATTTATAAGACGAGGACAATCTTTTCAAGCTGAAGAAGGTGCAAATGATGATTTATGTACTTGCTTAGTTATATTTGCATGGCTATCAAATCAAAGATATTTTAAAGAATTAACAAACCAAGATGTACGAGCAAAGTTATATGAAGAACAACAAAATGCAATAGAACAAGATATGGCTCCTTTTGGTTTTAAAGATGATGGTTTAGATGAGGAATATGAAGTAGATGATAAAGGAGAGGTTTGGAGTCCAGTAGAAGTTCGTAAAGGTTTAGGATAAAGAATTATAATATACTAAATAGAAGCGAGATTAATGATACTTATTAGCTAGTAATAAGGAGAATATAACATATGGCATTTCAAGTTTCACCAGGTGTTTTAGTACAAGAAAAAGACTTGACAAACGTTATACCTGCTGTTGCAACATCTATTGGAGCAATAGCTGGGGATTTTACAAAAGGACCAACAGATGAGATTGTTTCTATTTCTTCTGAAAAAGATTTAGTTGAAACGTTTGGTAAACCTACTGCTACAAATTTTGAACATTTTTTTAGTGCTTCAAGTTTTTTACAGTATGGAAATTCTTTAAGAGTTGTACGAACATCAGGAACAGGACTTTTAAACGCTACTGAAAGTGGTAGTGGTTTATTAATAAATAACACAACGCATTACCAAGATAATTATGCTGATGGTTCAGCCTCTAATGGATTATGGGGTGCAAGAACAGCAGGTAGTTGGGGTAATAATTTAAAAATATCAAGTTGCCCTTCTGCAACTGTTTATGAAGAAACAGCAAAAACTGCAATAAATCAAGCTGATTGTGCTGTGGGTGATACCACAGTAACTATAGATTCTGCTTCAGGACTTTCTGTAGGAGATATAGTAAATTTTGCTGAAAGTGGTGGTTATGAATATAGAATAACAAATATTGCTTCACTTGTTTTAACAATAGTAAGACATCCATCAGGTGTTGGTGGTTTACATACGGCTGTTGCTGATAATGCAGCTGTTAGACGTAGATGGCAATATTATGATTTAGTTTCAGCTGCACCAGGAACATCACCATATACTACTGATAGAGGTGGTTCAAATGATGAAATACACGTGGTTGTTGTTGATGAAGATGGAGATATTACAGGTAAAGCTGGAGATGTTTTAGAAGTATATGATTCAGTATCAAAAGCTTCAGACGCAAAAACACCACAAGGTGATGATAATTATTATCCAAATGTAATTTTTAACAAATCAAAATATGTTTATTGGTTAGATCATAATTCAGGCGGAACAAATTGGGGTGTTGGTGGAACAGGTACTACATTTACAGCAGTTACAGCTGTTAGTAATGTAAGTTTAGCTTCAGGTGCTAATGGTACTGCAGGAACAACTGCTCAATTAAAAACTGCTTATGAAAAATATACAGATGCAGAAACAGTTGATGTAAATTTAATTATAGCAGGTAAAGGTACTGCTACACATATTGACAATTTAGTTACAATTGCCGAAAGTAGAAAAGATTGTGTGGTATTTGCTTCTCCAGAAAGATCCGATGTTGTTAATGTTTCAAATTCTGAAACACAAACAAATAATGTAAAGGGATTTTTTGATGGTATTACATCATCATCTTATCTTGTTTTTGATAGTGGTTACAAATATACTTATGACAAATATAATGATGTGTTTAGATTTGTACCGTTAAACGGAGACATTGCTGGTTTGGCTGCAAGAACAGATTTAATCGCAGACTCATGGTTTTCACCTGCTGGTTTTAGCAGAGGAGTAATTAGAGGTGCTGTTAAGTTAGCATACAATCCAACTAAAACACAAAGAGATACTTTATATAGAGCTAGAGTAAATCCAGTTTCAACTTTTCCAGGACAAGGCACAGTCTTGTTTGGAGATAAAACTGCTTTGAGTGCTCCGAGTGCATTTGATAGAATAAATGTGAGAAGATTGTTTATTACGTTAGAAAAAGCAATTTCAACTGCTTCTAAATTTCAATTATTTGAATTTAATGATGAATTTACAAGAGCTCAATTTAGAAATCTTGTAGAGCCATTCCTTAGAGATGTACAAGGCCGAAGAGGAATAACAGACTTCTTGGTTGTTTGTGATGAAACAAACAATACTGGAGATGTAATTGATAGAAATGAGTTTAGAGCGGATATATTTGTTAAACCTACTAGATCAATTAATTTTATAACCTTACAATTCATTGCAACAAGAACAGGTGTTGCATTTGAAGAAGTGATAGGAGCGTAGAACCATGCCAAATATAAATGACTTTAAAAGTAAATTAAAGGGCGGTGGCGCTCGTGCTAATCAATTTAGAGTAGTAATGCCTTTTCCAGGATTTGCATCCCTTGGCGGAGAAACAGAAAATATGAGTTTCTTATGTCATAGTACTAGTTTGCCAGGAATGACAATTGGAGAAGTACCAATACCATTTAGAGGTCGGGAACTTTATGTTGCAGGAGATAGAACTTTTGCTACATGGGCAACTACAATTCTAAATGATTCAGACTTTAAAATTAGAAACGCATATGAAAGATGGATGAATGGTATTAATAATATGTCTGATAATGAAGGATTAGTAAATCCTGCTGATTATCAAGTTGATGCTTTTGTAGACCAATTAGATCGAAATGGAAATATAATTAAATCGTATACTTTCAGAGGAATGTTTCCAACAACAATAGATGATATTGCTTTGGGTTATGCTACTAATAATGCAGTAGAAGAATTTGTAGCTACTCATAGATATCAATATTTTGAAACAAATACGACTACTTAATGTTTTATAAATATTAGTAGAATTGAGGTAAAATATAATGGCCGAACTATTTGGGTTTAAAATAGAGCGTTTAAAATCGCCTACAACCGATCCAAGACAAAACATAGTCCCACCTCAAGCAGATGACGGAACACAAACCGTCCCTGCTGGTGGGTACTTTGCGTCTTATGGTGGGTTTGATCAGACAGCAAGAAATGAATTAGATTTAATAAGAAGATATAGAGAAATTTCTTTACATCCAGAATGTGATTTAGCAATTGAGGATATAGTTAGTGAAGGACTTGTATCTAATGAAAATCAACAATCTGTACAATTAGATTTAAGTAAGATAAATTATAATGATGGTATTAAAAAGAAGATAAGAGAATCTTTTATAGAAGTATTAGATTTATTAAATTTTGATACCAAAGGCCATGATATTTTTCGTAGATGGTATGTTGATGGTAGATTATATTATCATAAAATTATTGATGCAGATGCTCCCAGACTAGGTATAACAG